AAACTGTATAAATCTTTATTATATGTTTCTGATGAGATAGCCATAATGATATTTAGTCCGAACTTAGCTTAATACAGCGAAGAAAGGTAAAGGAGCAATATATTCATCATGGTCACGTATTTGTGTTTCTAAATCCATATGAAAATCGCTTAAGTATTGTAGCATACGAACTACTAACAAACTTGCCATAACTAAATCGTCTGTATCACCTATTTTAGCAGCATAACTTCCACCGTGTGCTATAAAAGTTTTTAGTTCACTAACTAAACTTCTACTGTTAATCTTCATTTTTTTGCTTTCTAATAGTGATTTAAATTTAGCACAAGCAGCTAACTTAACCTTATGAGTTGTGTTAAAGCCCTTACGTTTTTTACCTGCTTCACTCAAAAACATACCAGGAATATTAATTTCACCATACTCACTAAGCGATATTAGTGCAGCCTCACCAATTGTGTTGTTTTCTATACTGTAATATATACTGTTAGGTTCCCCTGTACATTCTTCAATATACTTGTTTATTTGTGCTAATAACTTTATTTGACTAGGAATATCAGTTTGGTTATGTTTCCATTCTCCAATTTGCGTAGTAGTATTAGCTTCATAAATTTGTATAGCTGCTGGGTCACTACCTGTGCCTAAACTAGGATCCAAACCAACTACATATATATTACCCTTTTCAGGAGTTTTGTACCAACGCACTTGTCCCATTCTATTTATTGGATCTATGCCTTCTAACTCAATAAGTGTAGCAGGAGCTATTAATGTTTCATCAGCAATAATAAATTCACAACCGATTTCTCGTCTAAAACGATCTTCACCAAGTTGTGCCTTTATTTCCTCAGCCCATTTTTCATCACGTCCAGGCTGTTCATTCCAATATGCTCTGTATGCTCTAAATCCGTTAACACCTAGTTCAGTAGTATTTCCATAAGCATCTTCAGTTTTATTGGCACCCTTCCAAATTAATGCGAATTGATCCTCATCACTGTTTGGAGTGCTTGTTATAATTGCTTTACCACCAGTAGCTAATGTTGGAGTTATAGAAGTCCAAAACAATTCAGCAATGGTTGGTCTAACGAAAGCAAATTCGTCTAAGTAAAGCAATGAAATAGACATACCACGACCTGTATTTTCTGTCGTAGTTGCTGAAACTATACGACTACCATTCTCAAAGTCTAAACTACCTTTATTATAAGTAGTAACACCTGCTTTAATGTGCATAGGGCAATTTTCATAAGCATATCTAATACGCTGCATTATTTCTTGTGCGCCTTGGTACTTATGAGCAGCAATAAGAATTGTGCTGTCAGGAACAAACATAGCATACCAAAGCAAATAACCAGCAGCACTTGTTGATTTACCACTTTGTCTTGGCATTAAACTAATACTAAAACGATAATTATGATAGGTTTCAATTAATCGTTTTTGATAATCATATGGATGATATACCATACTACCACGAGTTGGATGTTGTATATAGAAAAAATTATCCATAAAATATAAGTGACCAGTTTGCGGGTCACAACATTTTACAAAATCATCTAACTCTTTTTGTGTTTTAAAGACAGTCTTTACATAAGGGTCTTTAATTAAAGTAGTTGAACCTGATTTATTCATATACTCTTAAGTTATCTCTTGCCACTCTAAACTAGCATAGATATCTTGATTAGTACCTGTGGTAGCCATTGTTATGACATATTCATAAGCAACACCTGTAAATGGTTCACGCTCAAGTTGATATTCAAACCCAAATGCCTCTTGTGTTGGTGCGCTACTGCTTTGATTACTTGAGTTGATAAATGATTGCTCGGCAATATCACCACTTACTAGTGTAGTAGGCGCAAGATTATATTGTACTGCGCTATCTGCGGCGCTATCTACCCATGAACCTCCACTTGTTATAGCATACTTATAAACCCGATATTGAAATATGCTTTGTGAAACAGGAACGATAGTATAATTTATAGGAACAACAACTGCATCTAACATAGTGCTTTTTAACCTAATTGCTATAACTGGTTTAAAACTTTGATCATTTGGTAATCTTACAGGAGTACCTAATACATGTGATGCTGCTCTTGGATTACCTGAACCACTTAGCTGGAATCCACCTTCACTAATAACACTTGAACAAATCTGTCGCATCATACTTGCCGACCCAGTTGCTCCTGTATTTGTGATTTCATACCGTAAAGGCAATGTAGCAGTTGTCATATAAGTTGTTGTATTGTCAGTGTTAGCAGTACTTGGTGTGTTAGCGTGATTGAAAGTGTGACAAGTTATGTAAACTCCGTCAATGACGAATCCAACACGAACACTTCCTACTCCTAACCATTCAATATCACAGAACCAAATTTGATCTAATGCTGGATTTAACGTGATTCCACTTGGATTATTTGCGCCACCTGCGCCATTTAGTCTATCACCATTCCAACTAGCTTGTGCTATTCTATCTTCTACTATAGTACCTGAACTCTTACTACGAATTACCATATTATAAGTAGTTCCATTAACTTCAAAAAATACGCCATTATCTGTACCAAAATAACCCACACGCTGTCTTAAATTAGCCTTAGGAGTATTCATGCAAAATGTGCTTAAAATCAATAAGCTCTTACCTGGCTGATAAGGAAATGTTTTTGTTGTTTCTCTTTGGACGCTATCGCCGCTACCAACAGAAACATTTAATTCAAAAGTGCTTGAGTTTCCATTATATACTACGTTTGCTGTTCCAGCAATATTTGAACTAAATTGTTCATGATCATAGTATCTTGCCTGTGTATCGTAGATAGTAAATGGATTACTAACACGCAAACGACCAAATGCATCAGTTGCTTCTGGGACAAATGCTACATTTGCTGTATTAGTTATAGCTACATTACCCGAAACAACCCACGGGCTTGTGCCCTGAGTTACTTCAATATTTCCGTTTGTAACATTAACTGGTACAGCATTTCCAATGTCATTGATAACTTCAACATCATTATTAAAAAGATATGTCATACTATTCTCCAACCATTACGGTAAATTAGTGTTATAGATCCATTATTAATTTGAATGGTTGCTCCTCCAGCATCGTTGTCAATATTTCCTGCTACAGTAATAGGATATGTTGCTGCATTACCACTTTCATCTTTAATAATTTTCATATTACCATTGCTAGGAGTAGGCAATGTTATAGTAACTGTGCCAGCACGATTAACTCCAATATAATAATCTGTGTCCAATGCGGTATATGTAGCAGCAGTAATCAATAAAGTTGGATAAGGTCCTATTGCTCCATTGATACCTTGTAAGCCTTGTATTCCATTTACTCCTTGTATACCTTGTAGACTTTGAATGCCTTGTGTTCCCTGTATTCCTTGAACACCTTGAGTTCCTTCAACTCCTTGTATACCTAAGATACCCTGTACCCCTTGTAATCCTTGAACTCCTTGTATACCCTGTGTGCCCTGTATCCCTTGAACACCTTGAGTACCTAAAATACCTTGTATACCCTGCAACCCTTGAACACCTTGTGAGCCATCTACTCCTTGAACACCTTGTGAGCCATCTACTCCTTGAACACCTTGTGCAGCAAAAGCACCGTCGAGGCCCTGTATACCTTGAGTACCTATAATACCTTGAATACCTTGTGTTCCTAATATACCCTGAATACCCTGTATTCCTTGGTTTCCTTCTATACCCTGTAATCCTTGAGTTCCTTGGGCTCCAGTCAATCCCTGTGATCCATTTATCCCTTGTAAACCTTGATTACCTGTAATACCTTGACTACCTATTAATCCCTGTATCCCTATTTGTCCTTGTACACCTTGTACACCTTGAACTCCTTGGGTTCCAACATTTCCTTGTATTCCGATTGGTCCTTGTAATCCTTGTAAACCCTGCGCTGTTGCTTCTCCCGATAAGCCTTGAACTCCTTGTGTTCCTTGTACTTGCACTCCTTGAAATCCTTGTATACCTTGAATTCCCTGAGTCCCTGATCCTTCCCCGCAATTGCCAACAGGTATACCACCAGGAGTTGAGCCATCACTTACATATATACAATTTGTTACAGGATTATACCAAAGACGCTGTTCTTGTCCTACAAAAGTAGTAGCATCCGCATAATTGTCACGGCTAGTAAAAAACTTTTGAATCGCTATTGGATCATTTGGAATATTAGCTGGCATAAACTAATCTCCAATTAATTTTCTAATGGTTCATCGTCACTAAGAGCATCAAGTGCGACAACACTAATTCCGGCATTCTTCTTAATTGCGTTTAATTCGTCATATCCATGACTTTCGTTTTGGTTTTCTGGGTCATCGTCATAAACGTTTTCTACACCAGTAGCCTTTTTAAGCAATTCTAATTTAAGTTGAAGTGGAGGAATGAAAATATCGTCTGGTTGTTGCGCTAAATCTTTATTATCCTCTTCAGATTTGGCGTCAATCATATCAGCTAATTTTCTAAGTATTTCACTAGTTTTCATGATTTGGATCCATTAACATTATTTATCTAGAATTATAAAAATGGATCACGTCATAATTATTTAACGTCTAATGGTTTTACTTTTTTTCCTAAAATACAATAATATTTTTCTTTATAAGTTTCGCTTTGATGTTCAGGACGTTGGTCATGTAGGTCGAATTCTAAATTATTTACAACTGTAATTTCAAAACCAGTACGTAACATTAAAGCAATCAACATTTGAGCATCAAAAATACTATAATGATTTAAATTAAATTCATGTGGACGATCATTTAAAGGAGCAGGAGTTTCAACGTAAACTTTACCATTTTGCTTTAATATCCTATTAATTTCCATTAAAGTAAAAATTGGATAAGGACTATGTTCTAAAGTATGTCTAATAAAAACTAAATCAAACTTTTCATCTTCAAACCCATCAGTTTGAGGCAACCATGTAAAATCATAACGTTTTACGTTATGTCCTTTTTCAATATTAAGTTGATAATCTTTAGGACTTAATGTTACACCCACAACATTTGTGTATTCACGTTTTTTCATTTCATCTAGGAAATATCCAGGTCCACATCCCAAATCTGCAATTTGTGCGTCCTTTGGTAAATCTAGTGGATCAATGTATTGAACAACTACTTGTTCTGTTAATAGTTTATGCCAAGCTGCCTCTTCTTCATCATACATATGTTGGGTGTACAAATATTCATTGTAAAACTTTAATTTTACAATATCTATAACTTTGTTGGCATCAATTAAATTATCTTTATCCATAACTATCCTTGTAGGTAATACTTCTACTTATTTTACAATATTGTATATATTATTTTTTATAGCCCTTGAAAGGCTTTATAGTGCTAGTTGTGTTAACATAGTCAGGTTCATGGCTACGGTTGTTAGTCAACTGTTTTACTTCTCCTGCTCCAATCATTTTAGCAGCACTGTTAATGATAGTCATTTCTACATCTGTATAAGTAGCAAGCAAAGGATCGCCGGCAAAGGCGCCAGCTGGTTCTGTTGTATAATCAGGCGCACCTGCCATTGCTATACCAAATCTCCATTGAGCATATGGGCTACCACCTTGTTTAGTTTGACTAATGTCAGGCATACTAATAGCACCTTTTAAAGCACTTTGATGAGATTTAGGTAATTTTTTAGCATTGGCAGGAACATCTTCAGCAGCTCCATATTTTGCTTCAATGATAAATTCACTTGCCCTCATCTGTATCTTTCATATCCATTTTAGCGAAAGGTTTCGGCTTTTTAGTCTTTTGCCATAACTCTCTATTATTTAGTATTTCTACCCATACATTAGTATTTGGTTTGTTTAATTTCCAAAAATCAAATTGTAGATTACTACTTATTGGGCGACAATATAATGTTCTTTCTTTAGGCACACATAGTTGCTGTGAAGTAGTACGAAATTGATCCTTACCTGTACTAAATCTCATAATGTTCAATTGTGGATGCTTTAAAAATACTTTGCACATACCATCAACTAAATCTTCAGGTTTTTGCGCTGATTCAACTACTGCTTCTGCTTGTAATAATCTACTTTCACTGCTTATCCTATCTAATACTTCTTGTTTGTTTTTACTATCACGTTGGAAACTTGCCCATGGTAAATAAATTCCATGATTTGTTCTGGCTATTGCCTTATTTTTACCAATCTTTTTAACTACATATTCATATGGCTTAGTGCCATCTTGGTCGCTTGCTTCAATCAAATAACAATCTTCAGCATTAAAAACAATTGTACAGCCTACAAGCTTTCTTTTTACAAGATGTTTTACTGCGTCTAAAGGATCTTTATTTAATAATGCTTCTTCAATATATTTACCATCTGGACTTGATTTAACTTTTCCACTTTCAACGTCAGTTTCATCATTAAGTATATCTAAACTAGTGTTCAGTATGCTAACTCCGTGATTATTAAGTCCTTCTTTGTACCCAGTAATTTGGTCATGCATCATCATTCTTTGAACACCATCAACTTCATCTTCAATAAAATCAAGTGTTGGGATATATTTTCTATCACGGTTTTTAGCACCCGCCCAACCAATACCAGGGAAGTATTTTGCGACTATAATACACATGGTTATTTTTTATAGCCTTTGAATGCGTTTATAGGGCTTTGTGTATGCGTACCATCAATTTCCCATTTACCTGTTGTAAATAATTCTTGAGGTTTCATACCTAATTTTTTCATTACTCTTTTAAGTTTTTCTCTATCATGTTCTGTATAAGCAGAATATACAGGTAAGTTACCGAAAAAACTTATATCTTCTACATTGTCTAACTCATCAGGATCCATGCCAATCAAACTAGCAACTCTATAAAAATCATAGTAACGACCAACATACATATCACCTCGACCAGCAGGGCTTACTAATCCAGGGTGTGCTGCTTGAAATTCCTTAGTAGCGTCTGCTCTTGTACCACCTCGTAAACCCTTACCTTCTGTAATAAACTCACTGGCTCTCATCTCTTATAACCCTTAAATGGCTTAATAGGTGATTGTTTTAATGTATCATCAAATTCTTGACTACCAGGAGTGCTCACAGCTACTTTACCACTTTTATGAACTTTTTTTAATGCTTGGTCAATTACTTTTCCTATATTAGGATCAAAACTACTTACAATTTGGTTTTCTCCCCATGATGTTTCAGCACGGAATTCAGGTTTGTATGGATCAAGTTCTTCAGGATTACCCATACTTCCACGAACATCTGCTAATGCTACACCAAAACGATATATTTCATAAAAATCTTGGTTCTTTAGTTCAGGAAGAACATATGTATAGGGTAATGATTTGGCAACAACATCCAATCCATCATGGACATTGGCTAAACTTTGTTCTGTTATAAACTCACGGGCTCTCATGGATTTTGTGTGCTAAGTTCGTTATTGTTTTCTGTGCCTAAGGCAGTATTTGCCCCGTATCCATTTAGTCCAATACCTAAACCCTCAGGAATACTTGGGAAATATAATACTTGACTATTAACATAATGTAATAAATCAACATCGGGAACAGGACTTACTAATAATCTAACATTTCCTTCAAATAAATCCATATCATAATTTGTTAGCACATTGCCAAAAAATGTAGTACCATATGCTGTAAACTTAATATCATCTGAATTATTGTTTAACTGGCTAAAAATTGTTACTAACTGACTGTCATTAGTGCTTGTATTTGTACTTCGTATAGTAAAAGTACCTTGCGTAAAAGCACTTATTGGTACTGTAAATACCGGTTGATTTGCCATTTCCCCAAAACTATAAGCATAAGTTATTGTACTGGTCGTCTGATATAACTCTGTAAAATTATTGTTAATCTTTTGGAATGCTATTCGTAATGGATCCCCTTCACCATCGTTAGGCAATGTTCCAATATTAATAATTTGTTGTGTCATAACTAATATCCTATAAGATTATTTATCTTAATTTGGACAATTCATTGTAACAGTTTTGACATCTGTTCTTTGAAGTTGCATTATAGCAGTTGCTTTTACAGCAGGATCAGCACTCTTTGTCATTTCTATTAATGCATTAATACGTGCTGCTTCCATTACCACCAAGTCTTTGCTAATTGATTTTTGTACTTCAATACATTTAACATATTGATGAGTAGAACATCCACCTAGTAATAAACAGAGTCCAATAATTAAAAATTTCATAATTTACCTACTTGGTTTTTATATTTTCAAAAATTTTTCGTTGCTCACTATACCAATCTTGCCATCCCTCTACACGTGTTGAACATTCATAATATAATGTATAGTTTTGTACAATAACTTTAAGCAAATCGGTAATTGCTACCTTATCAGTTACATCAACTTTACGCAATTCTTCGCATTTTTTAAGTAGTTCAGGTACAGCTTCAGGAAACTTTGGAACTATAGGAACTGGTTGTTTGAATAACCCACAACCTGATAATAACAAAACTATAAACAATAGAGAAAGTTTTTTCACTTTTTATCTCCTTTGTTTAATGTAGCTGCTTTATTATGTAGTTCTAAAATTTCTGTTGGAATAGGACAGTTTTCAACAAACTTAATTACTTCTTCTACTTTAACTCTTTCTGGTCCAGGTATTTCTTTTAATACTTCACGGTCCTTATAACGATCCACATACTTGATTATAGTATCGCCCTTTTCTTTTATAACTTCTTTTTTCTCACTTAGTTTTGCTTGTAATTCTGTATTTTTCTTAGCAGCTGCAGCTTCTGCCTGTGCTACTTGTGCTTCTACTTCTTTTACACGTAATTGCCAAATGGCTTCGTTTGCCAATCCACCTTCTAAATAACTTCCAAATACAAAAAGTAATAGACTAATTACTTTAATTGGAATACTGTACTTTTTAATAAATGGAACGATACCCAAAATAAAACCAGCAATAAGACCTAAAAATCCTATTCCTGTAATCATATGTATTACCCATTCGGGCATTATTGTAAAGATCCACATACAATTATTTATGTTATTTAAAAAAATTAATAATTGTATCTGCTATAAATTCAACCTCTACATCATATAACTCAGGATATATAGGTAATGACATTACACCCTTAGTAAGCATATAGCTTGTACTAAAAGCACTTGGATTATTATAATGTTTATATGCCATCATCTCACTAAGCGTTTTTTCATAGTTTATACGTGTATCAACTCCGGCAACAGTTAATGTATTACGTAGTGCTGTTCGTTCACTACAATATATAGTATATTTTTGAAAAGCATGAGCTCCGCTAGTATCACATAATGTTTTGATTGGTAAGTTCTTAAATCTATCATTCCAATATGTAGCGATTTTCTTTCTTTTAATTTGCCATTCATCAATATACTTGGAACGCACCAATACATGTGAGCAATCAATCTCGCTCATTTTACTATTGGTGCCTACATTTTTAAATAATGGTCTACCATTACTACGAAAGTTTTTTACAAAGTCATAAAGTTCTTCACTATCAGTAAGTATAGCCCCACCATTACCTGATGCATTTAAGTTTTTAGTTGGGTCAAAACTTACTGTTGTAGCTAAACCTAAGAAACTACGTTTAGTCAAACATACCCAATGCTGTGCACCATCAAATACTATAAATTTACTATTATCTAAGTTAGCTTTAACATATTTGTGAGGGTCTAACCCATATAGTCCAACAACAACTGTCACATCGTTTGGACGTATAATTTTGTCAGTATTAATGATACCAAATTCATTAGTATCAACTAAATCTATATCATATCCAGTAGTAATAAAGGCATTAGCACTTGCTGGATATGTAATGTTTGGAATAGCTGCTACAGGATTACTTAAATGTTGACGTAGATAGGTTGCTACAATTTCTAATGCCTGTGTCCCACTATGACATGTTACAGCGTGACACATTAATCTTTCACTAAGCCATTTTTCTAGTTCGTTGGTATAATAACCCTCTAAGAACTGTCCTGATTTAAGTACAGCGTTTGTTACGTCTAATAACTCGTCTTTAATTGTTTCATACTGCCGCTGTAGACCAAAGTGAGGAATTACATAACCAGTCATATTGAAGTTTTAACCCTTGCCAAATAGAAACATTCGGAGAATATCCTAAATCTCGTCGTGCCTTTAATATACTTAGTGCCCCTCTGCTAGGAATATTTTTATCTTTACTAACTAATTCAATAGACCCTGATCCGACTATATCAATAATCATTTTGGCAGCTTCATACAGGGTAAAACTTTCACCCTTTGTAATGTTATATGTTTCATTTTTTACATTACATAAACTTGCTTTTACTATTCCCTCTGCTACATCATCTATATAACTAAAGTCTAATCTTTCACGTTGCCCATTAACAAATAATGTTTCATTATTAAGTGCTGCTGTGAAAAATCTATTAATTACTCTATCACTGTAATCATTTGGCCCATATACAGCACTAGGTCTGACAATAACATGCGGTAAATTATGTCGTTGCGTATAACTTCTTACCAGTTGTTCCCCTGCAAACTTTAGTATTCCATACTCATTAATAGGTTTACATACATCAGTTTCTAATACGTAATCAGCGAAATCTCCATAAACCATGCTGCTGCTTATGTATACAAACTTTTTAACATTTGTTATTATTGAACTGTTTAGTGTATTAAGTAACCCCTCAGTAAGTGTGCGTGAACTATAAGCAATATCAGTTATAAATGCTTTTTGTCTACTTGGACTGGCACAATGTATAACAATATCAGGTTCACATACTTTAAAAATACTTTCCAAATGATCTTTATTTTGAATATTAGCAGAAAAGAACTTTGTATTTTTGAATGTGCCAAGTCTATAATCTAGTAAAGTTCTAAACTCAGTTTCAGGAATTCTGCTGTAGTTATATACACAATCAACAACAGTAACATTTAAATTAATTTTTTCTAATAAATTTACTATACGATGCCCAATAAAACCTGCGCCACCTGTTATTAAAACATTCATTGAAACTTCAACTTAAAAAACATATAATCCTTTTCAGTAAATACACCAAAAACTTGTACTTGAAATCCCCAATTTAGCATATCAGGACCTATTGTGTAGTGAAGTTGTTCAACACTGTTTTTCATACAATACTTTCCAGCCTCAGTTTGTTGCCAATCATAGATCGGTAGACTGGCATACATGTCAGGGTCATCAACGTCACCCATACTAAATTTATGAACAACAGTTTTAACTAAACGGCCATCTTCGCTACGATTTGTGGGTGACACTGATAATTCTCCAACTTAATATCGTTCATTGTAAATTGTGTAATATCCTTAATACTTGGATTAAGAACTAATGTAGGACTATCATATGGATATCTTGTTAACTGTTGTTTAACTTGGTCTAAATGATCATTATAAATATGAGCATCACCCATGCTAATAATTAATTCACCTACGCTTAAATCAGATACTTGTGCTATCATATGTGTAAACAGTGAATAACTAGCAATATTAAAAGGTAAACCCAAAAATGTATCTACACTACGTTGATACATATGACAACTAAGTTCTCCTTTATTGCTTACATAAAATTGTGCTAGTATATGGCAAGGTGGTAACGCCATTTCACTAAGTTCACCTGGATTCCACGCTGTAATAATATGACGGCGACTATGTGGGTCTGATTTCAATCCATCAATAAGATTTTGTAATTGATCTACTGATCCTTCATTAAAGGGTTTACGCCAACGTCGCCATTGTACCCCGTAAATTCTTCCAACGTCACCCTCAAACTTGGCTTTCTTTTTCCAATAACCAGCTAAACTATTTGGAGTCCAAATTGTTACTGTGCCATCTTTAGAACCATGTGTTATTTCAGCGAGCCGTCTTTCGTCCTTTGACCCTTCAATGAACCAAAGAAGCTCACCAACGACACTTTTCCAAGCAAGTTTCTTAGTGGTAATGGCAGGGAATCCTGTACGCAA